GAAGGGGAGGCTAAGGGGTGATGAATGTGGGTAAAATTAAGTCCCATCTAAGAAGAAGTGATAACAGCCGATATTGGTAAAATGCTTCAACCTTCACCACCCTAATTACGATGATCCGCTGCCTCCTGCCCACATCATATCTGAAAGGAGGTTGAAAGATGAGTACCTGTAAACGATGTGGGAAAGTGTATAGAGAACCAGAAGATGAACAGGGGGATCATCCATGCCCTAAATGTGGATATGAATGGTGGGAAGTAGTAAAAGGTTGGACGAGAAATACCTGGATCGAATCCATGATCGAATCCATGAGGAGGTTGAGGGATGAGCAAGGATACTGAAGGAATTAACATCAATAGTCAGGCAAGTCACGAAGAGTTATGCAGTATGGCACTTAAACACTATGAAGAAATCTCAGCACTTGTTAGTCATTGGATGAGTACAGTTCATCATGCGATTGAATTCTATAAAAAATACAAAGATCAAATCTACACCCTTGAGGAAAGGGTGAAGGAGTTGGAGGCCGGCATTAAAACTATACTATCTGATCTTAAGAATCGTAGGGAATTTACATACATTAGACGTTGGGACATGGAGGTAACCCTGAGAGAACTACTTGGAATTAAAAGGGAGGAATAATGAAACATTCTTTCTATGGAGGTAAGAAGGGGTATGATTATATCTGTTTTGACAACCAAGGAAAAATACAATGTTCTGGAAGGAAAAAGAAAATGCTTGAATATGCAGGAAAGTGGAATTGGGCGGTAGCAAAATTAATTCCTATACGATTTTCTAAACCTACTTCAAACAAATAGGATAATGGACTCTGGTAAAAAGGAGGAAGAGATGAGTGAGGAGTATATTAGTTGTCCATTCTGTAAAGAAGATGATTTTGATCTTATAGGATTAAAGGGACACCTACTAAATGGACGGTGTGAAGTATTTAATCTAACTGACAAAGGGCAGAACCGTTATATAGAGGAGAAGATGAAGTGTAATCGTTGTGATAAGGCTATAAAGGACCCTGAATATTGTTGGTATTGCGAATCGGAACTTTGTAAACAATGCTGGGAGAAGTTTGGGCATTGTGGGCACCCCGAAGCGGACAAAGCAAATGAGCTGAGTGCTAAAGCCACTACATGGGAAGAACGCCATAGCATTCTTGAAACTACCTTGAAACAGGGGTTTAATTAAAGGAGGTTAGGGATGAGTGAGGATTGGTTTGAGAGAATTAAAGCAAGATGGAAGGATAGTGATTACTGGCCTACTTCTATTGCACAGGCAAATTCAGATATTCGGAGGCTTCTCTCCCACATCTCCACCCTTGAAGCAAAGGTGAAGGAGTTGAAGGACACCATAGATTCTATCTGTAATGGAAAAGCTCAAGATAGAAGTTTGCAAGCCGAATCCAGAATTAAGGAGTTGGAATCAGACCTACAACTCAATGCCTCTATGTTATCAAAACAATGTGATCTGGCAAGGGAGGCCGAAACTGAGCGAGACCATTTATCAAGGTTATTGATTGAGGAAAGGGTCAGGACGGTAAAATTGCGAGATGCGATAGGCAAACATGAAAAATTTATAAGGAGTCGTAATTGGGTTGTATCATTAGAGGATGAAGAACTGTATGCTTATCTAAAAGAGGTGGTTGAAAAATGAAGATTGAGTTAGCTCTTTCTGATGTAGAGACAAGAAGATGGAAAGGATTATGTTTGATTGATGGAGAATTATTTAAGGTGATACTCTTTCCAGGGTCAGCTACAACTGATTGGACAGTACAACTTACACCAACTCTGTTTGTTGAGTGTACTCCTGAAAATAAGATGACAGTTGCAATCGAGAAAGGTTATAAGATGTGGGAGATTGGAGAGGTTGTTTCATCAGAAGATGAGTTTAGAGTGATGCTCAAAGCAATCAATGAGCATCCTGAGATGTTAGAGGAGATTAGGAAAGCTCTTCAAAAGAAAGATGAAAGATGAACTCTGATTTGAGAAAAGGAAATCTGATCTTCCTTAAAACTCACCTTGTTGATCTCATTTATGTGGTGAAAGAGATCAAAGAGGATAGAGTGATAGCAAAGAAGCTGGATGCCCCACCTGAGTTATGGGAAGCTCTTCCTTTAGATAAGGTGGTGAGGTTAGCAGAGGAGCAAGAGAAACTTCTTCCTTCTGATATCGGGAAAGCGATTGAGGAACAAAGGTTGGTGGTATTTACACCACCCCGACAGAGTAAGAAGAAGAGATCTCTTGATAAGATGATGAAGAGTCTCCCAAAGGAAGCGATTGAGGAAATTTTAGATGCACTTGCTCAAGCAGGAATTACTGAAAAGGAAGGAGGTGAATGAGATGAAACTTGGAGATGCTTTTGATGAGATAGTAAAGGGAGAGATGATTAGAAAGTTAGAGTGGGAGGATGAGAGAGTCTTTGTAACATTAGCAGATGAGAGATTGATGATCTCTAAACCAGAGACAAAGACACTCGATTATTGGATTATATCTCTGGGAGATATTACAGCAGATGATTGGGTTATCTTTAAGAGTAAGAAGATGGAGATGACATAAGAAAGAGGGGTATAAAGATTGGAGAAAGGAGAAGAAAGATGACTCAACAACAAGTTAGAATTGGGGTGGAGAGTAAGACATTCGATAACTTTGCCCTTTCTTGTTTTCGTAACTGCCCAACTTATTATGATTGGAGGATCGTTAAAGGGGTGGTTAAGCCTGGAGCAAAGAAAACAGCAGCAGACTTTGGTACCTGTATACATATGGCGCTGGAACATTATTACTCTAATGGGATGACCGATGTTGCCATCCAAGAGGCGATGGAGTTATTTGCAAAAGAGTTTGTTAAGCATCAAGATGATGCTGATGACAAACGTACCATTGGGAAAGGGTTGGAGATACTTGCAAATTATTTTAAGAGATATAAGCATGAGGCTTTTAATGTGGTGGCGACAGAGGTAGGGGGAGCGGTTGAGATTGGAGCTTACCTCTATACGGTTAGGATTGATCTGGTTGCAGAGTGGATATCCCCAAAAGGGATTTATGGGTTTGATCATAAGACCACCTCATCATTGGGTAGGATGGTTGCCAAACCAAACAATCAGATTACGGGATATGATTTCACCTTGAAAGAGCAATACTCTAATGTGTTAGGGTTTCAGTTGAATGTGATTGGGGTGTATAAGGAGACTGAGGAGATGGATAAAGGTGCTCCAAAGGTAGTCTCTCCAAAGACAGGGAAACTTATCTATGCAAAGAAAGAGAGAGAGACTTTGATTAGGATGCCTACCTCTCGCACCTTGATTGAGATTGAGGATTGGAAAAAAGAAACGATTCATTTGATTCATCAGATTGAAGAGTGTCAGGAGAAAGATGTTTGGCCTAAGCACTCACCTGAGTTTTGTACTGCCTTTGCAACTCGATGTCAATATTTAGATCTGTGTCAGGCTCAGGATAAATCCATCTTGAAACCATTGTTAGAGGCAGAGGTTTATTTGATTGAGGCATGGACACCTTACATCTCTGGAGAGATAGAGGGAGGTGAAGAGGAATGAGCAAGAAAGCAAGTCTGATTGAAAAGGCAGCAGAACAAATTTATAGAGAGTTTCAAGCAACTTTCAGGTTTGGGTTGGATAATACACAGCAAGAAATGTTTAAATTATATTTGATTACGAGGCTCACAATGGTTTATAATGAGGGATATGGTGATGGGTTGGAGATGGCAAGAAACATCTTCATGACTGAGACTGATAGAAAGGAGAGATAGCATGGAACTTTCAGATAGATCAAAAAAAATACTTGAGTTAAAGATAGAAGAATGGAATTTAATTCACCTCAAGAAGGTGACTGAGGATCAGATGCTCGAGTATATGATTGGGGAGTTTGAGCAATCAACTCCAAGAGAGAAATCTAATCAACACAAGAGAAAACTTGATGCATTAGAAATCTTTCTGGACACTAATAAGTTATCATCTATTAAAGATGCTTGGTATAATGGATGGATTACTGGATGGTATCAATTTCAAATGAGAAAAGAATCAAGTCATCTCTTAAAGAGAGGGGAATAAGATGCCACTTTATGAGTATGAGTGTTCAAAGTGTGGATATGTTGGAGAACATAATCTTCCTCTTGCAAGGTGTAATGAGAAAGTTTATTGTGATCTTTGCTTTATACCGATGAGGAAACTCTTCAACAAACTAACCACCTCTTGGAAGGATAAGGATCGAAAGTGGGGGACATCACTTTACAGGAGAGGAGGAAAATAATGGGCTTGTTAATCAATAAGAAAAGTATTGTTGGGATTGGTGAACCTGGAGGAGGAAAGACCGTTCTGATTGAAACCTTTCCAGCTGGAACAGTTGATTTTAATACTGATCCTGGTGGCTGGAAATCTTTAGAGAGAGTAGAAGCAAAAGGTGGGAGGCATCCAAAGAAGTTGAAACACTCACCTACTTTAAGAGAGTGGTTAAAAGGGAAAGAGGATCTCCAAAAGGATGAGATTCTGATCATCGATTATTCTTCTCTATCTACCCCGATGAATGTTGGTCTCCTTACGAATTATGACAGCAAACAATACTTTGATCTTGGTCAGGACATCAATGCTTTGTCAACTTTAAAGTCAGGGGAGAGAGGAATCTTTCACTTTACGATTGACTCACTGACAGGATTACAATGGTATGTGTTACATGGGATGGTTAACCTTGCAGGTCATTCTCTTAAAGGAACATCTCAATATACTTATGGATTGGCGATTGAGAAGATCAGAGAGATCATCGATGTCTGTTGTCATGTTCCTTTTGATTTTTATCTTACAGCTCATATTGAAAGTGAGAAGGATGAGATTGTTGGTAAGATTCAAGAAACAATTCTTCTCTATGGGAAGAAGTTACCTGGGATTGTACTCTCAATGATCGATGACATCTACTATATGTCGGTGTCAACGATGTCAGGAAAGAAGGAGTATCAGTTAGAGACATCTCCAGGGATGTTCTTAAAGATAATAAGACAGAGATCTTTTGATGATCTTCCAGTTAAAATTAAGCCTAACCTGACAGAGTTATATAAAGGGCAACTCTCAAATGGATAAACTGACAACTAAAAAATGTGGGAGGAAACACAGTTATAGGACAGAGCAGGATGCTTTAGTAGCAGTCACCACCCGCTTTCGATATGAGTTTAAGAACTCAGACTGGAATTGTTTTAGAGCGTATAGGTGTCCGAGGTGTAGGTGGTGGCATCTTACAAAGGAGGGGAGGTGATAAAAGATGGTGGCAGTTAAAGATGGAAAGATCAAAGAGGCTGTGGAGGATTTGATTACTTCTATGGATGATGAGATTGCCAGTAAAGAGGCAGAGTTAGAGAGGGAACTCAAATCAAGAATGACAGAAATTGAGGATCGAAAGAAGGAGTTAAATCAACTCCGTCAGAGGCTCCACGCATTGGAGCAGAAATGGAGGTAAGAAGTGGAAGAAGAGAGTTGTATAGGTTGTAAGGGGGAAGGTTACATCAAAGTAACCTGTCCTCAATGTGGTGGAAATGGAGAGGTAGAGGAAGAGTGCCCAGATTGTATGGGTAAGGGTGTTGTAAATTTAACAGAAAAGGAGGATGAATAATTATGTCACCTATTGATCTTGGAATTGGATATGAGGAAATGGAGAGGTTAGCAAGACCACCGCTGATTCCTGATGGGACTTATGAGTTTGTGGTGGCGAAGATTGAGGATTCCCCTGTTCAACAAAGTGGAAGACCTCAATGGAGATGTCAACTGACAATCATTAACAGACCCGATCTTGTTAATCGCTCGGTGTTTTACTATTGTCAGCTTCCGTGGGTTGATCCTGACACCAAAGAATGGGATTACTCCAACACATTTGGGTTGGTTAATTTCATCAATGGAACAGGGATGGAGATTCATGGAAAGTCACTTCCTGATAAGGAGGCCTTTCAGGGAAGGGCAGGGGTGATGAAGGTAGGACATCGGACAAGGAAGGGAACGGAAGGTGACCCTGAGCCTACGATTGATCAGAGCACCTCAATCGTGACGAAGAGGAAGAGTGGAGGAGTGGTTGGTTAACCTCAGACTGGGTCAACTTGTGACTCACCTATCATCCTATCTTAAAAGAGAAGAGAATCTCCTCCAACTTTGAATATAAGGAGGAATATAATCCTATGAAGAAAGTTAGTATTAAAGCTACCACAGGCACAAAAGGAAAGCCTGATTATAAGGAGATCACTGGAGAGGCCCCTCAGTATGATAGCGTAGCGGAAGCAGTAAAGCTTCTTAAAGAGGAGGTTGTTCTCGAGCTGATCAACCGTCAGGTTAAGACAGACGAACTTAATAAGATCAGGAAACCTTCTGGTGGTGGGTTGGGTAGACTCATCAGTAAGGCACCTCCAGAAGCCAAGGATCAGATTGCAGCGATCCTCAAGAAGTATGGGGTTACGGTGTCATAAGGTTTATCTTCTAACTCACAGGGATAGGCTGTGATGAGGAGATTCTCTTCTTTTCTTTTTGAGAGGTGAAAGATGTCAATTAAACTTATAATTGAGGTAGAGCCAGGAAAAGCACCAACAGTCAGTGGACCACTTCATGATAAGATACTATGTTATAGGTTGCTGTTTGATGCCTTTCTTAGTATCATGACCCATAACACTGAAAAGATTATCATACCAAAACTTATCCCACCAATAAATATAAAAGGAGAGAAAGAGAGATGAGTTTCTCAGCTGAGCATTACATTAAAGTGGCAGGGGTGATTAGAGAGTTGAAAGTTGGATCATATACTTTGAAAGAAGATATGGTGGAAGCATTTAAGGAGATGTTTGAGAAAGATAATCCTAAGTTTAATCCTATTGAATTTATAGATGCTTGTTATTCAGAGGAATAGAAAAGGAGGTGAAAGTATGATACACTGTCCTTTTTGTGGTGGGGTTTATGTAGAGAAACAGGATAGAGTTTCCTGTTTGATGTGTGATCGTACAATGGATATTAAGTATGAGCTGTATGTACAAAAGGAACAGAAAAAACCTCATAAGAATTGGCACATCTATGCAACCTATAAACTCATAGGGAGAGAGAGGAAAAATGGGAGAGAAACTCAGCATCGATAAGATTAAGGTTTCAGATGATCGACACAGAAAAGAATTTGATCAGGAGAAACTTCAATCTCTGGCAGACTCAATAAAGAAATTTGGGATCATTGAACCCATCATTATTGAGAAGGATGGAAGGTTGATTGCTGGAGAAAGAAGATTAAGAGCATCAAAGATGGCGGGTCTGACTGAGGTAGATGTCATCTTTAAGGAGGGGTTGGATGAGTGGCATCGAAGAGCTTTGGAGTTGGAGGAGAACATCCAACGAGAAGATCTGACATGGCCAGAGGAGTGTGAGGCTAAACTCCAGGTGCATGAGTTGTATCAAGATAAGTTTGGAGCTGCTAAGGAGAGGAAGAAAGATTCAGGGTGGACACTTCAGGATACAGCTGAGCTTCTTGGAGAGAGTCATGGTTCGACTGTTCAGGATATCCAACTCGCCAGAGCTTTGAGAGTTAATCCTGAGTTAAAAAAGAAGGATACAAAGGTTTCAGCTTTTAAAGCTTTGAAGGTGACATCAGAGTTATCAATGAAGAGAGAGTTAGCAGGGGTGTTTGCAGGGTTGGCAGAAGCAAAAGGGGAGTCACCTATTCAAGTAAGGTTGGGGGATTCAGTGATTCTCCTCAAAGAGTATGAAGATGAGTCATTTGATTTCTGTGTGACTGATCCTCAATATGGGATTGGGGTGCATGATATGCAGGATACCTTTCCCAATCGAGGAGATGTAAGACAGGGAATTGAGTTTGATGACTCTCGACCAATTCTCCAATCTATCGTTAAACCTGTGATGGAAGAAGTCTATCGTATCTTAAAAGAGGGATCTCATTGTTACGTCTTTTTTGCGATTGCTCGTTATACAGAGGTAAGAAAGATTTTAGAGGAGGTAGGTTTCTGGGTGTGCCCAACACCTCTTTTCTGGATTAAAAATAATGCTTTAAATTTGAGACCTTGGATCACCTACCCTGTTAATTATGAGCCAATTTTTTATTGTGCAAAGGGGTATCCACCTCGTCCTCTCACCACCATCCAACCTCTTTCTACTTTTGATCATCCCATCCTTGTAGGGACAAAGGTTCATCCAACAGAGAAACCTTTGTTAGTTATAAAGTGGTTGATTGGGAATTGCTCTGAGCCAAAGGAGAAAGGGATTGATCCATTTTTGGGAGGAGGAACCTTTACCTTAGCTTGTAAAGAGATGGGGAGGTTAGGGGTGGGAGTTGAGATTGATGAGATATGGTGGATGGAGGCAAAGAAAAAAATTGAGAATGAGACATCGGAGACAGTATAAAGTTCAAAATAAGAAAGAAGAGACTGCAAATTCTGAGTTGATTAAGCTCCAATATCAACTTCTAAAAGAGATGTTTTATCTTGATTGGGATTTATCAATGACTCAGAATCAACAAATCGCTCTCGCTTTCTTACAGGAGAATCACTCAGAGTTTATCCTTGGAGTGGAAGATTCAGAGATCATATTTGAAAAGGAGGTGAGTATGAGAGGATGGAGAGGGGACATCTCAAAAGAGACTGCAAAGGTTTGGTTGGATGAGAACAAAGGAGTTATCTGTGCAAGGTTTCCTTATAAGGTTGAGGTGATTGATGAGATTAGGAGTAAAATCCCCAAAGGAAAGAAGAGTTGGAATCCTGAGGATAAGGTGTGGGAGTTTTCAGTTGAGACGATTGAGGTTATTGTTGGGATCTTACAGGGGCATTTTGATGAGGTTCTTGATTTAACTCAGGCCACCCCACCACTCCCACCAACTTCAATCTCATCAGACCCACTTCTCTCTTTGTTGGATGAGGAGGATATCAAAAAGATTAAACAGATGTTGGCGAAGAAGTATCATCCTGATGTTGGAGGAGATGCTAAGAAGATGGCAAAGATAAATGAGGTCTTTAATAAGAAATGAGGAGATAATAATAAATAAAAGGAGGTGACTTATTATGATAGATACAGTTGAGGAAAGAAAACAAACCCTTGTTGAGAAATTAAAAGAGAGAGCCACCAACATCAAAGCAAAAGAGTTAGAGGAGATTTGCATCATCCTTACTGACATCTCAACATCGATGGATGAGGGTTGCCCCAATGGAGAAAGTAAGTTGATGGCAGTTAAAAGATCCATCCCCTATCTCCAAGCAAGAGGGAGTTATCTGATGTACTCATTGATTGCCTTTGGAAGTGAGGCTCATTTGATCCAACAACCCACCTCTAACTTCTCAACCATTACTCTCCAAGCTGACCATCTTGTCACTCAGGGAATGACCAACATCCCTGCAGCTTTAAAAATGGGAATCAAAATGACTGATGAATCAACAGCTTTAAAGAAGAGAATGATTCTAATGACTGATGGTTGTAATAATGAGGATGGACACCTCATGGAGCATTCAATTCAGAGCTGTATAGATAAGAAGGTAATGGTTGATACTATTTCTTTTGGTAGATCTGCTGACATCAATCTTCTCAAATCAATCGCAAAGAGGACAGGAGGAATGTTTCAGGAAGCTGATTCCCCTCTCGCCTTACAACAGGCTTATGCTAAACTTAATTTTCAGGTGAGATATTTAGAGAATAAGAATGGAGGTTGAAAATGGATCACGCATCACCTTACATCAAAAAGAAGGTTAAAGAGCAGATGCTCCACCCCTTACTTAAATGTGATTTTCGTCAGAGCTATTGTAGGTTCGCAATCATTGGATATTGTTTAGAATCTTACAAACCTTATGCTTGTGAGTATGTTGGAAAGATCAGTAACAGAGGTAGAACTTTTGAAAAGAAAGGAGGTTGATACTTGTGACTGTTAAAGTATTAAGGGTTGGTATAACAGAAGAGGAGTGGACTCAACTCCGACCACTTCTAACCCATCATGGGGAACTCTCATTCATCCTGAGAAAAGCAATCAGAGAATTCATCACAGGGGGAGGAAGAGATGTCAGAAGTGGTCGTGGTCAAAGGGAGCGGGCCAAGACAGCCTAAGTTGATCTTTATTGGAGAAGCTCCAGGTGAGATAGAAGAACAAACTGGCATCCCTTTTACAGGACCTTCAGGGAAGATACATGATGGGATTATAGGATCGGCAGGATTACAAAGAGAAGAATGTTTCTTGGATAATGTAGTACCCATCAGGCCACCCCAAAATAAGATTGAAAGACTTTCAGAATTAGGGGTTACCGTAGAACAGTTTAGTCTCAACCTTAAAGAGAGTCTCTCTAAGATTGACTGCTCAGTGATTGTTGCTTATGGGGAAACCTCTCTCCAAATACTTACAGGAAAGGAGGGAATCTCTAAACACAGAGGGAGCGTCTATCCTTGTCTCTTGGATGATACTAAGATGGTCGTTCCTACCTTTCATCCTCGCTTTATCATTGAGAATTGGAAGATGAGAGGTGTAGTTATTGAGGATGTTAAAAAAGCTTTAAAGATAAAAAAGGAGGGATATCATGAACCCAGCTTTAACACGATCATTAAACCAACGCTATCGGAGGTTGAGGCTTATATTGAGGCTCTTAAAAAGGCAGATCGATTCTCCTTCGACATCGAGGTCGTCGGAGGAGGTCAGATTGCTTGCATTGGACTTGGGGGAGATCGCATTTTTGATCTTGAAAGATCTTCTATATGCATCCCATTTAAATTTGGATACAAAAATTACTGGGAGTATCTCGAAGAGAATGAAATCTGGATGCTCCTCAAAGAACTCTTCCAAGGAGACTCGTTAAAGATTGGACAAAACCTTAACTATGATCTAACAAAACTCCTTCCATTTATTGGTGAGCCTTCTCCTCCTTGGTATGATTTAATGATGGCCCACCACCTCATTGAAGCAGAATTCCCTCACACTCTTGCCTTTATGACATCTCTTTATACTTTCCCTGTGGTTAATTTTTATAAGGATGATCCAAAAGATGAGGAGAAATCTTGGAAGCATCTCACCTCTTCAGAGATACTCTGGGAGTATAATGGGAAGGATGTTGAGGTTCCTTTGATGATTGAACCCATTCTTACAGAGCAACTTAAAGAGTTAGGAATGCTCAACTTCTTCCAGGGATTTCAGATGAGTAAGATGAGAGTCCTCTGGAGAATTCAACAAAGAGGGATGCTTCTTGATGAGAATAAGAGAGCAGAGTTACTTGATATTCAAATGAAACAATTAGAGAGTAAGCAGAAAGCATTAGATGAGATTGTTGGCTACCACCTCAATGCTAACTCTTCTAAACAGATGATTAAGTTTTTGTATCAGGACTTACACCTTCCCGTTCAGCGGGATAGGAAGACCAAAAATACGACCACCTCAAAAGAAGCTCTTGATAAGTTGTATGCTTACCATCCTCATCCTGCCTTTGGATTGGCTTTAAACATTAGAGATAGTGTTAAAGAGATTGGGACATATCTGATGGTTGAACCTGAAGAGGATGGGAAGGTTAGAGGAAGATATAACGCTGCTGGGACTACCACAGGGAGATCTTCCTCAAAGAAAAATTATGAGGGGAGGGGGTTAGACTGGCATAATATTCCTGAGGATGATCGTC